GTTCTATATGTTGTATAGGATTAGAAACAAATATAATATCGCCACTATGTCTGTAAGGTTTACGCAAGTTATCGTCTGATCTTTCAGCACAACATGTTAATGGTTTTTTGCCTATATAAGTATATATTTCATCGTTAAAGTCTATGCTACTCAATATATTAAGCGCGTCATTGCTATCTCCTCCTATAACTGTTGATTTTACATTCCATATATCACCAAATCTTTCTTTTGCTTCCTCCATATAACGTTCAATAACCGTTTTGAGTTTAGTTGACGCATAATATGGCCAATTTGGACCATGAATATTAATTAAGTTTGCTTGAGCAGTCGTTCTAACACATGAAAAAGGTCTACCAAGGTGTCTATTTGGTTCATATGGACTATCAGGTTGATATAGACCATGATAACCTATGTCATTACCGTAGAAATTTTCAAATTCTCCTAAAACTAATCTATTCCATATTGTAAGCACTGTTGGATAATTTCCGCCCTTCGCAATAGAGTAAGCAACAAAGCAAAAATTACCGAAACTACCATATACGTAATATGAGCCTTTTGGATCTGCAGGTATTTCTTCGCTATATATAATTCCTGATGGTCCACCATTAAGAAGTTCTAATAATGCTTGGTAGCCTCCTTTGAATTCGCCGTTTTCCAATGTTACTTCATATGGGTTTGTAGTGCTTATTCTTTTTCTATCATTCATTTCTTGAAAAAACATTACATGCGGATTTTGAGTGCTAAAGAAATCATATACTAAATTTGCGGCATTTTTCCAATATAATCTTTTATCTGGTCCTTTTATCCGTGATAGAAAATAAGCTTCACTTGCGTTACTTGCATATGGATACATAGGACCAATATCACTTAAGTAACTCATATTATAGGACAATCCTTTTAAAATTAATTTTCTAAATTTTTCAAATTCTCCTTTTAATCCTTCTAATATAAAATCCAGACAAACGGGTTTATGGTCTGATGTTGTCGAGAATGGTATTGTTGGATTACTTGTGCGAGTAAGTGGACGAATAGAAAGAAGAGGCGGCAATGAAGGAAGAGAAGGAATTGGTTGGAGAGGCGGAAGAGGTTGGAGAGGCGGAAGAGGTAATGAAGGAATAGGTTGAAGAGGTTGGAAAAGCGGAAGAGGTAATGAAGGAATAGGTTGGAGAGGCGGAAGAGGTAATGAAGGAATAGGTTGGAGAGGCGGAAGAGGTGGAATGCTATCTAAAGGTTCTATTTGAAATGTGGATCGTAAATTAGTACTATTCCTTCTATTACGTCTATTAATATTTATATTTCTTGTTCTAGGCATATTATTATTATAATTGTTATTATTATAATTATAATATATTATAATAATGGAAGGATTTAGTAGATTTATAAATTACTAAATAACAATTATATAACTATTATATAAATGGTTAAATCTCGAAGAGTGAAAAAATCTCGAAGAGTGAAAAAATCTCGAAGAGTTTCAAGAAAAAAATTGAATTCAAAAAGGAGAGGTCGTGGTAAGGTCCATGAATTACCTTTCTTAGTTAAAACTATGTTGAATAATGTTAATGTAAAAGCTAATAATGCAGAGTTTTATGAGAAAGGTATTATGGAAAAAATAATGACAATGGTTCCCAAAAGGGATGTAGTTAAGGCACTAGCAACTAAAGCACTTGCAGATAAAGTAAAAGCAGACAAAGCCAAAGCAGATAAAGAGAATGCAGATAAAGCCGAATATGAGCGTCGAGTACTTGCTGCTCTTCCATTAAATGAAAAAATTTTAAAAACGCAAGAAGCAGAAATAAAACGTTTAGAAATGTCAGGTATAGATGGGCCTGCACGGCGAACGCGTAGTAAAGCACAACCTGCTACAAATCCTGTGTTAGAAGAATTAAGACTAGAAGCTTATCATACTAGGATGGTGATTATGCAGCTACAATATATAGCACAAAAAATTAGAGAAGGCAAAACTAGTGTGCCTAGCTACTATAAAGATTATGCTGAATTTCTTAAAGGCGACCCTGGATGGGATATGGAGCGTATGGCATATGTAAAAAGGCAGAGGCCACCTGGTTACGAAAATTATGATAAACTTAAAGCCGAAGCTGAAGCTGAAGCTAAAGCCGAAGCTGAAGCTAAAGCTAAAGCCGAAGCCGATGCTAAAGCCGAAGCTGAAACTAAAGCTGAAACAACAGAAGATCCCGCAAAACTAAAAAAATTAGCGCTAGAGCTATATAAAAAAAGTTCAGCAATGAAAGCCAAAGCAAAGGAAGATATAATTGAAATGGGACGTGATGTAGATAAAGAAAGAATTGACATTATGCTTGAAAATAATTTTTACGGGTTAACTGATAAACAGCTTGAAGCATGGATAGCTAAAGCTAAAGCTAAAGCCGAAACTAAACCTAAAACTAAAACTAAAGCAGCTAATTAAATCATTTGCCTCAACTTATTTTTTTATAATTAGTCCAATCATTAAAACATAATATTATGTTTTAAAATAGTTTTTAAATAGTTTTTTAAATAATATTTAGTAATATAATATTATGTATTATTATATAAATGAAGCAAACGCGAAGAGCAAAATATAACAGAAGACATGGCGGAGTAAAAAACGCAACATTAAAAGCAGAAAAAGCAGCTCTAAGATCACAAAAAAGGGCAGAAGCTCAAATTCTAAAAGATGTAAGAGCATTTAAAAAAGAAGAAAAAGCCAGAATTAAGGAAGAAAAAGCCCGTATTAAGGAAGAAAAAGCCCGCCTTAAGGCTTTAAAAAAGACAAAAAAGCGCAACCTAAAGTAGAGACCTCTGCTGATATTGCAAAAGTTGAAAAATTAGCACTGGAACTATATAAAAAAAGTTCTGCAATGAAAGCCAAAGCAAAGGCAGATTTAATTCAAATGGCGCGTAATACTGATAAAGAAAGTATTGACATAATGCTTGAAGATAATTTTTATTGGTTAATTAGGAAAGAACATGATCAAGTATGGCTAAATAAAGCTAGAGCTAAGCTAAATAAATAAATAACTATAGTGCTATTTTTCTAAAATTATGCAATAATTTTTCTCTAAATAGCGTTTTACATAATATTTGTCATCATCACTTAAATCATAATAGTTTTCATTAAATTTAAAGTAAACAACATATTTCTCTCTATTAACATCATATACTAGTTTAGACGCATTATGTTTTACTACTTTTGTGCATAATTCACAAATATATTTTTCACAATACTCGGTATTATGACTGGTAGCATAATACATGTTATAGCAAAATCTTCTATAATAGTTTATTAAATACTATTTATATGATTTTATATAAATAGTATAAAGCACTACAAACATTTAATAGCGCCATGGAGGGCGTTTTCTTGTGCTACTTTTTTTTGATGAAATAGTCTGCGCTAAATTTGACGCGATTTTGCTTACCATATTATTTGTTATGGCTTTAATTGGTGATTTTGGTGATTTAAGTGATTTATTTTTAATTGAACTAGCTTTTTTTTTATGGCATTTATTATCTCTGCATTTTCTTGTACCAACTTTGCATCTTTTTATTGGGTTTTTTCTTACCCACGATGATTTTCTATAGCACTTTTTATTTGATGAACAACGATGTCTTGTAGTTTTGCATTTAGCATACATTGTTATATATTATAACAATATAAAAAATAAATTATAAATTATATATATTTTATTAAAAATTAAAATCTCCTAAATATTTGCTAAATAAAATTTTTCTTATAGTTAATTTTTTCTTATAGTTAATTTTTTCTTATAGTTAATTTTTTCTTATAGTTAATTTTTCGTTATAGTTTAATTTTTCCTATACTTAAATATAATATTATTAATAATTTTAATATAAATATTAAATTAGTCTTAACATTAAAACATGTCATTGTATATAGATACACAAAGTGACGTATTATTAAATAAATTATTACAATTTTATAGTGAAAATACAAATTTTGATAAAATGATTAATATTATAAACGGATCATCACCTATATCTTTAAGAATAGTGGACTGGTTTGTTACAAATTACTCAAAAAAGAATTATGTTGTATACATGATAAATAAGGACAATAAAATGGAAAAGGTAAATGTTTATAATGATTATAAGCTTAAACTAAAAGCATATAGCAAAAAGAAATTTGATCCATTTTGTAGATGGGACAGGATTAATGTCCCCTATAAAGATGACAAATTCATTCAAACAACATTAGGGCAACTTAATTTTTTTAAATGGACTATAGAAAATCAAATATTAGAATATATTGAAACAAATTATAAAATAATTGAAAATGACATGAACTTAAGAAATTGTTGCTCTAAAGTAAAGAATAGTTCTATTAATTCGACAACGTCTACATCATCATGTGAAAGTAGCGATTCGTATTCATCGACAAACAATAAAACGCGTAAAAAACGTGAAGAATTATCGTCTAATGCATCGCGGTCAATAAATAAAGAATTTATTGTTACAACAGTTGAGTTTAAATAATATAAAATATAAAATATAACAATATAACAATATAACAATATAAAATATAAAATTTTATTACGTTATAATAACTAAATTACAGTGTATTATATTATATTATGGGTAATATAAGCAGCATAAATAAAGTAAATTATGCATACGTACAAAAATGTATTCATAGTAGTAACGAATTAATATTATTAATTAATACACTCAATTATGATAAACAAGAATGTTTAATTAAAAATAGTATTGTCGCGTCCAGCGAAGAAGATATAGTAAATAAATATTTGAAAACTAATAAATCTATAAAAATAGTAATATATGGAGAGAATTGTAGCGATAATAAAGTAATTTATAAATATAACCAACTATATAAATTGGGATTTGTAAACATATATGTATATTTAGGAGGAATTTTTGAATGGTTGTTATTACAAGATATTTACGGAGATGAAGAGTTTCCAACCACTTCTAAAATATTAGATATATTAAAATATGGAAAAGTTGCCAAAGTTATTTAGTAATATAATAACTTTAATAATTAATAATTTTAGCAATAAAATAATTTTAATAATTTTAGCAATAAAATTATTATAATAATTTTAGCAATAAAATAATTTTAATAATTTAATAATTTTAATAACTTTAGCAATTAATTAAATTTATAAAATATAATATATTTTATATATATATAAAATGCTAGACAAATTATTAGGATCAATGCAAGGCGGTTCAAATACAGGCACAGTGGAACCATATGATGGCGTACAGCAGACTGAATTTCAAGGCGGAAGAAGACGTCGCAGAACAACAAGAAAGGGAAGAAAAGGGAGAAAAGCAAGAAAAGGATCAACCAAAAGAAGAAGATCAAGAAAACAGAGACTTTATGGTGGTAACTCGCAGCAGCATCAAGAACAGCAAGAAGAACAAGAAGAACAAGAACAGCAGCAAAAAGAGGAAGAAGAAGAAGATGAACATGATGCATCAGGCGGAGCAAGAAGAAGAAAGGGTCGCCGTGGAAAAAAAACAAGAGGTAAAGTGAGTGCGTGGATTACTCATGTATTAAAATTCGCCAAAGATAATAACATGAAATATTTCCAAGCTTTAAAGGATAAAAGATGCCGCGCCACATATAAATCCAATAAGTAGAAATCCAATAAATAGTAAATAGTATTTTAAATAACAATCACAATTAAAATAATAATAATTATTAACAATTATTATTATTAGTTTAGAGAGATTATGTTCATTTAAGCAACTTATAAATTTTCTGCGTCCTATTATTTTTATATTTTATATGCATACATTTAGTATATAATATATATTCTTGCAATAATGAATTCTTTATTGCTTTTGTCCTCTCTTTAAGTGCTTTCATTTTATCTTTTGCGTCAGCCTTATTTTGTTTATAATTGTTTATTTTCTCTTCCATGGACTTAATATTTTTCAAAATAGTATCCAGTTCTTCAGTTATGTGTTGAGGGATTTCTTTATTCTTAAATGGGGTTTTTTTAGATTTATAACCCGATTTTTCCTCCTTTATTTTTGCTCTTAATGAGACTATAAGCGCTTCTATGTCCTTTTCAATAGCGCTTAAATTAGAATTTAAATACACAGCATCTCTCAAATCTTCGTTTTCAACATGCGTCATCAATATTGGAACATTTATCATTATTGGTTGAGCAAATTGCGTAGGATCTTTCTCTCTATTTAAATAACTAATATATCCAGATAGTTTATTTGCTAACACTTTTAATCCGGTTTCACTTAATATGTTTTGAGACGTCATATATTGCTTCTTAAATTCTTCCTTATTTGTAGTAATCTTTTCACTATCATGCGTCATAAATAAATTTGTCAAAGCAAACAATTCTAACGGGCTATTTGTAAAAGGTGTTGCTGTCATAATCATTAGCTTACACGAGTTAGCCTCAGAAACCTTATAACTATTACTTATTAAATTTTCCATAATTTCCATATTTGGTCGTTCACTAGCCTTTAAATCACCGCCATACAACTTGTGAGCTTCGTCAATAATAATAAGTGTTTTGTGTAATATGTCGCGCGATCCATTTCTCTCCAATAATATATCATAAATCGCATTTTTTTCGGCCAATAAATTACTAAATTGCTTATACGACATAGGTTCTAGCCAACTCTTCGATAAAAGTCTTTTTCGCTCGGGCAAGTTTTCGGGAAGTATAAGACCCTTATTTATTTCATCAAGTAATATTACATGACATATTTGATCAAATATATTTTTCCATACGTCTCCCTTTAATGTTGTGCGTGTAACCCATAATATAGAATAACCTTCTTTTTCAAAGCTAGATGAGGCTGTAGCAACACCTGTGCACGTTTTACCTGTTCCAACAGAATGCCAAAGGAGAATTCCTTTATATGGTGACGCAGGAGTGAAATAATCTGCTATAAATGTTTGAGTGGGATTTAATGTAATACTATTTGCTTTTTTTGTGTTAGGTGCATTATTTGCATCATCTTTAGGGCTAGAAACACATTTATTTACAACTTCAATAGGATCCCATATAAATTCTTTTGAATTATAATTTGATCTTATATAATCTCTCATTTTTATAAAACTCATTTTAGTAAAATTCTTATTTCTAGATAGTGTAGGAGAAACTATTAGTGATCTTGATTTAGATCTTGTTCTTGATCTATTTCCTTTATATAAAATTAGCGGATACTTGACGGGCGCAGCATCATCTTCATTATTAATTACCAATTCTAAAGCAAGCAAATCCTTTTTAATCTCGTCTAAATTATTATGTTTTTCTATAATATGCGGTATTCTAATATAACGCTGTGACCATTCCAAGTTAACATGCTTACAAAATTTATTATCCAAATCTTTCATATAATTACACAAAAATTGGCGGACATTTGTTTTTGCATTTGCCAATAATTGCCCCGGGTGATTGTATTTTTTATACACATATTTCATAAAATCAATACTTACAGGAATGTCATTTGTGCTTTTCTTACCGCATTTACCCATACATTTTATATTGTCGATTTTGAAAAATTTGGAATTATCACTTTGACGCTTAAAAGTAGTAGTAACATTTGTAGTAGTGGCATAAGTAGTATTAGCATTAACAGTATTAACATTAGCACCACCCATCAAATAAAAATCTTTTTCCATAAATGCTCTATTTAAATCATTTACTTTATGTATATTTTTGGTCAAGTCATAATCAACCGCCAACAATGGTGCTAACTCATATAATTGTTTAGATAATTGTATCATAGCACTGTCAAACTCGCTATAATTCATAGTGCTGTCGTTATATTTTTCCACATTTTTAAATAATAATATTTCTTCGTTTTTATCATAACTTTCATAATTATTTTCCATTAATGACCTATTAGCATACATAGTTTCACTTGTTATTTCGGGAATAGTTAAATAATAATTATAAACATAGAGAGGCCAGCCTATATTTTCTTGAAATTCTAATCCTTTTTGACCGCATGTCCGTGTTGCGCGCCCTATTGTTTGTTTAAGGTCTGCTATTGTTATAGATGGCTCAAAAATATGAACATATTTTACATCAAAAAGGTCAATGCCTTCTTTAAATCCGCTATCTAAAATAATTAGGCGAACGTTTTTCCCATGTATATTAGCGGGACGCTCATTAAACAATTTTAATACTTCTTTCTTGATCTTTTCATTAAAAGTAGTTCCATACACACTATTAGAGCTCAATAATGCGAAATTTTTATAATTCGAGTTTTCGACATCTAAATATAGTTTTGCATTTATTTGATTAGACACTTTTTTTGATTTAAGTATATTATTATAACCGTTTGCTTGTAAAGCCGATGCAATTATTTTAGCCCCATAGCCTCCTTCTTTTACGTCGGAAAATATGAAATGCTTGAATTTACGACCATGATATTTTACGTCTTGACTGTCTAGCTCTCTAATATTATTTAATAATTGAACCATTTTTGGAGACGCTTCAACTAACTCATTGTTTAATTTCTTAGGATCATAAGCCGCTTTGTCAAACTTATGATAATTCAAAATTTTACTAAAATTGGCTGTTTTACGCATACAAGTAAAAATTTTTGAACGCTTTTTTCTAGTGTTTTTTGGTTTATTATCATTCTTTTTATCATTCTTTTTATCATTCTTTTCTGATTTTTCTTTATTGGCCTTTTTTGTAGTGCATGTAGCATTATTTTTATAGCACTCCAATATTTGAATAAATTCATCACGATCTATAACACCTCCTTTATCAGGATGATTTTTCTTTAACCAATCTCTTACTAATGATTTGTCATTTAAACCATATTTACACATAATTTTTTCACATGACATACTATTATTTTATTATATTATAACAATATTTTAAAATAATATAAAAATAAGATTTAAGATTGCTAAAAAAGGTTTATATTATAAAATTATAAAATTATAAAATTATAATTTATAATCCCAAAAATGTGCGCCCTATTTTGCTTGTAACAAACATACCACATCCAGACCCTATTTGCAGATAAAATATATTTGTTTTCTTAGTGCAACAAACTAAATAACCAGACAATATTATAAAAGCAAAGAAAAAGAACCAAAAAAGGCGCGTATAAAAATCCATATATATTATTGCCAATAATATATATTATAAAAAGGATTTAAACACTTAAACATAATTTTAATATACGCTAAATTAATTCAGCAATAGCACCAAACACAAATTTATATTCTTCTTTAATCTTTGTATAATGGTCCAAATTAGCTATTATGCGCCAAACTAGCTTATATTTGTGTTCTAACAATTGCGCACACTTTTTTTGATATGCTAAATTATAGATTATGTCTTTTGATCCACTATAAAAAAATAATGGTGTAGCCCTGTTTTTTCTCAATTTTATATATTTATGCATATATAGCGATTTTATGCAAAATAGTCCTCCTAATGGACTAGGTAGTTTATTTAATATATTAAATAATAATGTTCCACCTTGCGAAACGCCTATTATAAATATGCTTTTATAAGTCTTTAAAATTGTGGCTTCATTATTGATAATAGCAACCATTCTACGCGTTTGCTCATTAAAGTCGCTGAGACTTACTTTGTCGACCTTATTTAAATTGTTATAACAACTATAATAATTATACCATGATGCAATGTTATATTGCTTATTATGTGGATAATCAATAGTCATTAATGGCGATTGTGGTATTATAAATTTGCAATGCTTAATTATATTATTAAAATTAGCACTGCAATAGTCTATATAATCATTAAAATAAGATGCGTCTGAATACATGGGATGCAACATTAATACACTATATTTATGAGGTCCTTTATGACTAATTATTTTACAATTATCATACATACTATAAAAACATATTATTTTTATGCATTAATGATTATTTTTCTAATTTTCTAATTTTGCTAATTATTATACATAATTACGTAACCAATCTTCCGCTAAGAATTTGGCATCATCACTATAATAAAATTTAATTTGATTACGTAATTGGTCAGTTGGTTCGCTATTTAAACGTTCATCTGATAAATCTTGGTCTCGTGTAGTAATTTTTTCCCAACTGTCTCTAAATTTCTGTAAATTCTTTATTAATTCTTCGCGCGTCATTGAACTTATTGGTTTTGTTGGTGGTTCATACATTCCTCGATAATTAGTAATTGGTTTTTTAATTCTATCTTGTATGAGTTGCGTTGCTTTTATTTTTTGACCTTTATCTAATAAATTATAAATTAATTCTAAATCAGCGCTTTCGATTGTTGCCCGCCGCAATCTAAATAACTTTTGAGCCATCGCTTCTTTTGAACCATTAAATGATGCGTGATATTTTTTAAGTAGTTGT